CCATCCTCAACAGGTTCGGCCATTTTACAACTTCGGCAATTCTTTTCTACAGGCTCATTGTGATGACAAACATTTACAAAATCACAATATTTACAATTAAAAAAATTAGGGTCCTCTGATATTTTATTAGGAGGGATTTTAGAAGTTATAATATCAGAAGCTTTAAATTCTAGTTGCTGCCCATAATTCCAATCTAGCTCAACAAATTCAAAATACCATTCATCATCATCTTTATTCACAGCACAATACAAACCATGCTTAACCTCAAATCCTCGCCCATAACCAGACATTTGCGCAAAGTGCTGTGGTTTAGAAATTTTAACTTTATTCTTTTTTAGCTTATCAAAACT